ACCAAGCCGGGCACTCTTGCCAAAGCTGGTAACGGAGCTATCATACAGGGTAGACCAGAAGATGTAGGAGTCGTGCAAGTCGGTAAGACAGCAGACTTTGCTACAGCTGCACAGCTAGCAGCAACTATAGAGAGAAGAATACTCGAAGCTTTCTTGGTTATGAACATCAGGAACGCAGAAAGAGTTACAGCTGAAGAGGTACGCCTTACACAGCTAGAGCTAGAACAATCCCTTGGCGGTCTGTTCAGCTTGTTAACGGTAGAGTTTTTAGTACCCTACCTCAACAGAACTTTGTTAATACTACAGAGATCTAATCAGATACCAAGGCTACCAAAAGATGTCGTAAGACCAAAGATAGTTGCTGGTATTAATAGTCTAGGTAGAGGACAGGACAACGAATCCTTGACTAGATTTATACAAACAGTTGCTCAGACACTTGGGCCAGAAGCTTTGGTAAAATATATAGATCCAAGCGAAGCTATCAAACGACTAGCAGCGGCACAAGGTATCGACGTACTCAATCTTGTACGTACAGCAGAACAACTAGAACAGCTCAAGCAAATGACAGTACAAGACAAGACTAATCAGTCACTTGTAGATCAAGCCGGTCAGCTAGCTGGTACACCTTTACTAGATCCTAGTAAGAATCCAGAGATAGCAGATCAAGCAGCAGCTGTGCTAGGTAACATACAACCACCACAAGAGTAAATGGCAGAAACACAAACATATTCATACGAACCAGAGGTACAGACTGAGACAATGCCTGACAACCTCACACCAGAGGAGCAAGAGAACCTTGCCGTTGGTGAGAAACTACAGGGAGATCAGGAACAGCTACTAGCTGGTAAATATAAAAGTGCAGAAGAACTAGAGAAAGCATACGTAGAGTTACAAAAGAAACTTGGTGAAAACAAAGAAGAGACAGAACAAGCAAGTGCAGAGGAGCAGCCCGAGGACAAGCCACAGCTATCTGAGGGTGCTACACTGATTACAGATGCTAGCAAAGAATACTTTGATAATGGTAATAAATTATCACCAGAGACTCTTGCTAAGTTCTCTTCTTTATCTAGCCAAGATCTTATCAAAGCCTACATGGAGGTGCAATCTAATCCTGAGTTTCAATCTCAGGCAGCACCACCAGCTGATATTACTACATCACAGATCAATCAGATCAAGAACTCAGCAGGCGGCGAGCAAGCCTATGCTAATATAGTAAACTGGGCTAAGACTAATCTACCACAAGACCAGATTAATGCGTTTGATGAAGTAGTTAACACAGGCAGCGTACAGGCTATACAACTAGCCGTGTCTGGATTGAAGGCTGAGTACGATAACGCAAATGGAGTAGAAGGTAGAATGGTAACAGGTAAAACTGCCCCCAACAACGGGGATGTCTTTCGTAGCCAAGCGGAACTTGTCCGTGCTATGAATGACTCAAGGTATGATAGCGACCCTGCCTACAGGCAAGATGTTATCGAAAAACTAGACAGATCAGATTTGGAGTTCTAATTATGCCCGGACATTACGGTAAAAAAATGCCAAAAGGCAAAACAATGACAGCAGCCATGAAGAAGAAGATGGCTCTTGAGAAGTTAAAGAAACTTAAGAAGAAAAAATAATGGCTGACCCATATGATCTCAGACGGATACATCCAGAAGAGGCTACAGGTACTGATGGAGGCTCACCATACAGACCTTTCAAACCTAAGAAAAAACCAAAAAAGACACCAAGGTTTAAACAGCTAGAGTTAGATCTAGCTCGTATTGAAAAGAAAAGAAAATCCACACAAAGAGTAAACGAAACATGACACACCACAACCACGAAAACCAGAAATGGCATCCAGCAGAGGAGCTTAACGGAAGACTAGCTATGATAGGTATAGTTGCAGCTCTACTTAACTATGCTTGGACAGGGCAAATCATACCCGGTATTTGGTAATGCCTAAGCCAGCTGGTAAGAAGAAGTACTCTGCCAAACAGATGAAGATTGCCAGAGTAGCACCACCCCGAGACAAGATCACAGGAGCTGACTTCAAGAGACTTAGAAATGGCAGCAAACGGAAAACAAAAAAATCGTAACTCGTTAAAGGTAGCAAAAGGAGCATATCCTCTACCTCCCGGGGACGCATACGGTATTACAGATAAAGGCTTTTATCTTGATAGAAATGGCGACCCTTATAGAAACGAAGGCGGTAGGCTAGTACCTGATGGTGACTATAGTCCCCGTAGACATGGTTCTCTAATACCTAAAGGTCTAGTTAAACGAAACTCACTTAAGATAAATGGCAAGAAAAAAGGGAGTAAGTCTGTCTCTCGGACGGGGTGAGAAGAGTCGCAAAGGCGGCCTAACAGCTAAGGGAAGAGCCAAGTACAATCGTGCCACTGGCTCTAATCTCAAAGCTCCACAACCCGGAGGAGGAGCTAGAAAGAGGTCATTTTGTGCTCGCATGTCTGGCATGAAAGGCCCACTCAAAAAACCAAATGGCAAGCCTACACGAAAGGCACTTGCCCTACGCAGATGGAAATGCTAACATGGCAATGACATACACCGAGGACGGTAAAGTCCGCAAAAGAAAAGGCAACAAAGTTGCTATAGATATTAGTCCAAGAAATCTTAAGAATCTAAAAAAGCGACTCAAGATGGATGACTTTACTGGTGGTCAGAAACTAGATGAAGCTATCGAGGAGCAGAGAAGACTTAAGAGAATGATGAAAAACAAAAAGGGTAAAGCATAATGGCAATCACTTATTCAGAAGACGGTTCTGTAAAGAAACGTAAAGGTAACAAGAAAGCTATCGCTCTTAACGATGGCCCAGTATCTAACATTAAACTCTACACAGATGTAAACCAGTCAGGCGGTGGTAGATTCCTACCCGACTTCGGTGCTGGTAGAATTAAAAACATTAGACTTAAAAAGAAAAAAGCATAATGGCACACAAGAAAGGATCAAAGTGTGGCTGCAAGCATGGAGGCAAGAAACGCTGATGGGTAAGTTATGTCCACGTGGTAAAGCAGCTGCCAAAAGAAAATTCAAAGTATACCCTTCTGCATACGCTAACGCCTATGGTGTTAAGGTATGTAAAGGTCAAGTCAAAGCTGGTGGCAAGAAGAAAACTGCCCCCGGTTATAGCAAAGCAAAAAGAAGATGAGCTTACGTAGATGGTTCCAAGAGAAATGGGTTGACACCAAAACTGGTAAGCCCTGTGGCAGACAGAAAGGTGAGAAGCGTAAAGGCTACCCAGCTTGCAGACCATCTAGACGTGTGTCATCCAAAACACCTAAGACTACAGGTGAGATGTCTAAAGGCGAAAAGGCCAAGTTCAACAGAACTAAGACAAGTAGTCGACGTATAAACTACAACCATAAACGTCGTACTAATCGTAGTAAATTAAAAGTTAAAAGGTAAGTGGCACACTGGGGTGGTTCGAGTCCCCCCTATCCTATTGGCGAGAGCCCAGTACGCTGGATACCTTGAGCCGTCTAGACGGTGGGATAGACCACAAAAATGGCCAAAAAAATTTCAGATCTGAGAAAAGTAAATCAATATCATTCTTAGAAATGGCACAACAAAATAGCACATTGACCACTAGTATAACTAGTCCCGGTCAATCGAACTCAGCTGGAGACAAGAGGGCGTTATACCTTAAATTGTTTTCCGGAGAAATGTTCAAAGGCTTCCAAAGGAACACGATAGCACGTGACCTTGTGATGAAGAGAACACTTACAAATGGTAAGTCAGTTCAGTTTATCTTCACAGGAAGAACAACAGCCGAGTATCACACACCCGGCAACAGCATACTAGGTAACTCCGATGGAGCACCTCCAGTAGCTGAAAAGACAGTGACTGTTGATGACCTACTCATCAGTTCAGCATTTGTCTATGAGCTAGACGAGACACTAGCACACTACGACCTACGTGGTGAGATCTCAAGAAAGATCGGTTATGCTCTTGCAGAGAAGTATGACAGAAAGATCTTTAGAGCAGTAACTAAAGCTGCTAGACAAGCTTCACCAATCACAAAGACTAACTTTGTAGAGCCCGGTGGAACACAGATCAGAGTTGGTTCAACAGGAACTAACGCATCTGATGCTTACGATTCTGTTAAGCTAGTAAACGCTTTCTACGATGCAGCTGCTGCACTCGACGAGAAAGGCGTATCTGGCGAAGGTAGAGTAGCTGTACTTAACCCAAGACAGTACTACGAACTTATCCAGAACGTAGAAACAAACGGCTTAATCAACCGTAACGAGAGAGGAGATGCAATACAGTCCGGAAACGGCATCATTGAAATAGCTGGTATCACCATCTACAAGTCAATGAACATTCCTTTCTTTGGTAGATTCGGTACTAAGTTTGGTACAGGTTCTGCAACAAACCCCGGTGTAACAGACCCCGGAAACACAGGCAGCTTCACAGAAGTTGTTATGGAAGACGAGACAGCTGGTTCATCTACAACTAAGACTGTTAACTCTTATGGTAATGGTAACTCCGACTTTGAAAACTCATGCGGACTTATCTTCCAGAAAGAAGCTGCTGCTTGCGTAGAAGCAATCGGCCCACAAGTACAGGTAACATCTGGAGACATTTCAGTTGTATACCAAGGTGACGTAATCTTAGGTCGCCTAGCTATGGGAGCAGACGCACTTAACCCTGCTGCTGCTGTCGAGCTATTTGCTGGAACAGCTACAAAGCCATCAGGCTTCTAATTTATATTTTATACGGGAGCTTCGGCTCCCCTTTTTTTCTATGGCTACCACAACTATTGACACCGATACCGAACTATCCGCAGTGAACTCTATACTGGGAGCTATCGGACAAGCACCTCTAACAACTCTTAACTTTGATAACCCAGAGGTATCATTTATATTTAACCTACTCCGTGATGCTAACGTAGACACACAGGCAGAGGGGTGGCATTTTAACACAGAGAAGCATGTAAAATTCTCAAGAGATACTAATGGCAAGATTGCTATTGGTGATGACATATTGTCTATGGATTTACATGACAATCAAGCTCGTCGTACATTCAACCTTGTACGTCGTAATGGATTCTTATATGACAAACAAGATCATACTGATGTATTTACAGTTGACTTAGATCTAGATATTGTCAGACTATACAGATTTGAAGATCTACCTATCGTCTTCAGAAGATTTATAATATACAGAGCATCTAGGCAGGCAGCTACACAGCTAGTCGCAAACCCAGCTTTGGTAAGACTACTTGGTGTACAAGAAGGTCAAGCAAGAGCAGCTCTCATGGAGTATGAGTGCAATCAGGGAGATCATAGTATGTTTGGATTTGAAGATGACACTGCATATCAAACATATCAACCATTTAAAAACCTTAGAAGATAATGGCAGGCATAACACAAACTATCCCT